GCGACCTCCGTCAATATGCGCTTGCGTAACGCCTTGCCTGCCATTGCGTTTCTCCTTGTACGCGGGAAATTTTAGCGCGGGGCCATGGGTATGGCAAGCGCGTAGGGGGTGCGGGGGTGCGGGGCGGCAGGCGTGTGTGCGCCTTTCTATACACACACGCCCCCGTCGAAGCGCGAAGTGGGGGGGGGTCAATCCTGACCGTCTGGTCAGGATATGCAGCTGGAATCGCATAATGTTTATTATGTTAAATTTATTATGTAGCAATATCAGCACGTTAGCGTTTTACACCTATCTATGGTTGTATCGTTGGCGATATTGCTGCGCTGCAGAGTGGTATCATTGTACCGCACCCATGTTGACCAGTTGGTCAGGTTGATGTATTCGCGCGCGGGCGTCTGAGCGTCGGCGTGCCTGCCGCAGAGGCTAAACATGCCCTCACGCTCCCTCAGAGCCTCGCTGATACGCCCAAACGCCTCGCAGGCTACCCTACCCACCTGACGCCTCCAATTCGCCCGCTATCGCAGCGTAACCGCACACGTCCACCCAATTGTCCGAGTGATCGCTTGAGCGCGACCGCGATACCTTGAGCAGCACCATCATCGCCGCCACGTCCACCTCTGTCACAGGCACGCCGAGATACGCCGACCACATGCCAGCGATGGTCGCGTGAGACGCCTTAGCTGACCCATACGTCCGCTGCCTGTCGCCCGTAATCAAATCACCCGCCGTGCGCAAAATATCTTCCCTCGTTACCATGGTATATCATCCTCAATGTTATTGTTGCCATGTCCATCCACCACACGCGTCACCTTCGCGTTGGGGAACGTCTCAAACGCCTTCTGCAGAAACGCCTCGCTGAAATGCTGCTTCAGTATGCACGCGGCATCCTCGAACGAGTAGACCACCCACTCGGGATACCGCTTGCGCAACTCAGCGCATCCCTGCCTTGCGAAGCACACGATCTTCCCGCCATCCACTTCCACGCACCACGCGTGCGGCGACAGCGGCTTATGCCCCGCGCCTTCCGCTTCCGCTTCCATGCGCTTCCACCCTGCCATGAGCTGCGTGGCGATCTTGTTCGTCCTGACGACGTCACGCTCGACGATGGCCTCCTTCAGCGCCTCATAGGCTCCCTCGAACTTGCCTGCCAGATCCGGCGTGACCAGCGACGGCAGCGTATCACCCCACCGCTCCGTCATTTCCCTCGCCACCCGATCCAGCGGCTCCAGCTGACCCCAGACTGCCGCCGGTATAGGCTCCGTCCTTTCACCAACCGTAAACTTCCCCTTCGACGCTATCTGCTTTGCCGTGGGCCGACGCCCTTTCTGATTAACCATGACCATGCCCCCTACGCATCCCCAGTAAAACAATCTCCGCACCTTCAATAAATACGCCCGCACTTCTCTCCGCACCTTGCATATATATATGCAAGTGGTGCGGCGGAAGATTTCTTGCCGTATTTACCGCACCCTCGGCACCACGCCGCACCATAAGTGCGGTAAGTGCGGAACGTGCGGAAACGCCCCCAAATCCCACGCCCCCGACACCACCCGTATCGCTGGCCATCATCTTAGCACCTTAAACGCTGATATATCGAAATAGGCCACCGGCTCCATATCCTGCGGATCTCCGCGTTGGGTATGCCCGCCCCAATCCCAATACAAGTTCGCGCTTTCTGGCGGCGGCAGCCTGCACATGCCGAGGTGATCCGTCCACTGCACCACCAAGCAGCACGGTAGGCCCGTTACTGACGCTAAGTCATGCGCCGACTTCACCTTATGCATTCCCAGCATAAACGTGGGATACTGGCGCATTGCATTTCCGCGCTGGCGCATCTCAAAGAACGCCTTGGCCTTGCCGTTTTGTATGCCGATATAATCTATGTATAGCTTCATCGGCATTTTATGCATCGTCAGCCTATACTTTGCCGCGATAAAATCTGCCATCGCCTGCTCGTTTTTCCGATCTTCTTCGCTTTCATATATTGGTCTGCTCATACCCCTGCCTCCTCTCCCGTTATCCATTCACCCACCACCACGCACGGCACATCCCTGCCGTCACGCTTGCTTGGCGCAGACGTCTTGCGCAGCACGCCGTTCTCGATCCACTTGGCCACGATTGCCTTGGCCTTCGCCTTCTCGTGGCGCTTATCCAAGTCCAGCCCCAGCACGTCTGCCACCGTGACGCCGACCCACGTCTTGGCCTGCACGTTTGCGCGGAGCGGCTCGCCCTGCGTTTCCGCTTCGCCCACCGCGCGCTGCACCTTCATCGCGTCGCGCGCCGACACGCCGTCGAAGAGATCCGGCATCGCATATTCCGTGGCCACGCCGACATATTCCATGTTTGGCAGCTGCACGCCCACCATGCGCCGGTAGACCGCCTTCGCGGCTGGCGGTGCCAAGTTTGCCTTGCCGTCGTCCACGCGGAATATGCCGAGGCTCTCCGCCTCTGACACGCCCAGCTTCTGCGCGTCTTCCGCGCTGATCTTGTTGATGACCCGCGCCGCACGCGCCGCCCCGATCAGCGACCCCGCGCCCCTGACGCTGTCTATGGTTGCCTCGTCGCCGTTGCCCTTGCGGATGTGATGCACCAGCGCCACGGCGCAGTTTGTTTCGTCGCATATGCTACGGACGGCACCGACGGCTGCATTCATGGCCACGTTGTCGTTCTCGTTGATCTGGTTCGCGCCGACCCACGGGTCGATCATTACCATACCGATGTCGTTCTCCTTGATCTTGGCCGCCATGTAGTCGAGCATCTCGTCGTTGACATCGATCCCGTCGCGCCCTTGGTTGGCGAAAACCATGTTAAGGCTCCTTCCGGCGTCGAGGAACAAGCGCCCCCGTATTTCCTCGGCGGTGACGCCGTAATGCAGCATCGCCGCCGCGAGGCGTCTCTGCATCTCCTCCAGCGGGTCTTCGAGGTTAATGATCCACACCTTGCACGGCTCGTGTATGGCCTCGCCCAGCAGCGGCTTGCCCGTTCCAATGCACAGGCTTTCCACAATTTGCAGCGACGTCTTCCCGACGCCGCCCGCAGAGGCCAGCACGCTGACATGGCCTCGCACGTAATGCTGCCCGTAGATCCACCGCCGCGCCGGTATTGTCGCGGGGTCTATTGGCTCGTATGCAGTTGGCCACTGGCGCTCTCCTGCGATGCGCTCCTGCTTCACTTCCTCGACCGGCTTCGCCAGCGCCAGCGCCTCGCGCAGCTTCTCCGCGCCCGCTTCCTGCAGGTAGTCGTTGGCATCCTTTACGTTTTCCACGCCCAGCGCATCGAAGCGCACGACGTGGACGTCTGTGCTGCCGTCGCCTCGCAGCACGTCGGAAACCGCCTCCACGTCGAGGTCAGGGTCTGCGCAGATCGTGACGTCTGATGCGCGCGGCGCGTTAAACGTCTTCATGCCAGACTTTCCAAACGTGCAGACGATTGTCGCCTCGACGTGGCCCATGATCGCTTGGCGCACGCTCAGCGCGTCCTCTGGCCCCTCGACCAATATGATTGCGCCGCCCTCGTGCTGATCGCCGATCCGCATGGCATTGCCGACAAGGCTGCCGCGTGAATACTTGTTGATGTTGTTATGCTCGCGCTTCTTCCCGTCCGGCGTCAGCAGCACCGCCTGCACGCCGCAGACGTCGCCCTCGGCGTTGGTCGCGGGAAAAAGTATCGCTGGCCCGTCGTACAGGCTGGGGCTGAAGCGCGCGACGCCCTCCGCCACGCCAGCGCGCATTCCACGGTTGTTCAGGTACAGCAGCGCCGGTCTGACGGCGTCCTTGTTCTCGCGTGATATTGGCACGCTGCGCTCCCACGCGGCCTGCGCCTTTGCGATTTTCTCGGCGCGCGTTTCCTCGTCGCGTATCAGCAGATCCTTGCTGGCAAGTCTTACGATCAGGCGATCCATTTCGCTCGGTTGGAACGGCACCGCGTCATCGTTTTCGAGCTGCTTTGGGTTTTCGCTGCCGCGCTTGAACCCGCTGCCAATGGTTGCCTTGATCTCGTGTTCCTGCAGCCCGATTGCCTTGGCCGCCGTGTGCAAGTCAATGACGCTGCTGTCGATGTTGGCGGCGTCCATGTGCGCGTGCCGACCCAGCGCGTATGCCGCTAGGTTCAGCGCCTCGTTGCGACGCCCCTGCGGAGCCATGCCGATCTCGGTTACGACGCTTTCCCGTACCTTTGCAAAATAGTTTACGCTCATCCCACTTCCCCGTTCTAACTTTTGTTATAACCACGCCCGCCGAAGCAGGCGTGGAGCTTGTTATCTTAGAAGCCGAAGTCGTCTGCGTCTACAACGCTTGAAACGGGTGCCGCTGCGGTTGGCACCGGCTCCGGCTTAGGCGGCGTGCTGTCTGCGGGTTTCGCAATCCACTTGGATATAGCGAAGCCCAGATCGTATGACGTTCCCTTGCCGACCACGACAGGCGTGGACGTCGTGACGCTGACGACCGGCACCATGCCCTGCGCGAACTCTGGCGCGCTTTCCGCTTGGTTATACAGCTTGGCGATGAACTGCCCCGTGCCGTATGAGTTGTTGCTGAACTGCGCCTTGGTGCCGTCAGCCATCCAGCAGTCCACGTCGAAGCCCTGCTTATACGCTGGCTTACCTTCCGCGTCCGTCTCGGTCGGCTTTGGCAGCGGCTGCGATGGCGATGGCCACTCCTGCCAGTCGCGCATCCCGACGGCGATCTTGAGCCACCCGAACTTCACGTTTGCGATGTCGATAGCGATGCCCCTAACCATGTCTATGGCTTCGGGATCGCCGCCCTTGTTTACCGTCCAGCGGTTCTGCGGAAGGTTGACCCGTATATACGCGCCGCTCGCGTCTGATGTTTCTCCGAAAGATATTGGCATGTTTGTCTCCTGACGTTGTGTGCCTGTGTTATGCGCCGTGTGACGCGGTGAATTGGAACGCCCAGCGCGGTATCTGAAGCGTTTGCAGCTCCCCATACCCGTAATCCCAGACGCCCGTATTGCGCGCTATTGCATAATGCTCCAGCGCGTGTTGAACTGCCGCGTCGCCCTCTGCGAGCGTGCGCCAGTCAAGCTCGTACACACCAACGGGGTAAGGCGCTTCCTTGCCCACGCTGATGAAGATAAACCTGTCGATCTCTTCCCCGATCAGGCCCATTGTCCTGCGGTAAAAGCTCTCCTGAATGTGGTATCCGAAGTTGGCCACCTGCTTAGCGAAGCCTTCTGGGTCGGGCGCTATGGTCGTCTTCAAGTCGATCAGCGCCCCGATGTCACGACGCCACCCGTCTGGACGGCAGCGCAGATCCACGCCCGTCTGCGTGTCCTTCGCAAATATGCTGGCCTCGCAGATCAGATCGCCGGATAGTAGCTTTGCCACCTCCTTGTTGCTGCGCACCGCGTTTGCCGCGTCCACGGCGATTTTATAATCGCCCTCCGTCAGCAGCAGCGCGCCGTTGGCGTCGGCCTCTGCCTTGTGCTGCGTCCAATCCTTGCCGCGCCGCGTCTCCGGCCCGCACCATACGGTGCTGGCGTGCTGCGGCTCGAACACCAGCGTGTGCGTGGCCGTGCCGACGTCAAACGCTGTGCTTTCCTTACGTTCAGCATATTTGTAATGCGCCAGCGACTTCATGGCGATTGTTTTAGCGCCAGAGGCGCTGAGCGCGTCTCTCAGGTGGTATTCCTCGTTTGACATCGTGGTTAATATGGTCACGCCTTCCCCCTTCCATACAGCGCTATCAGCAGCGCCTCTGCTCTGTGTTCATCCTTCTTGCGCTTCAGCTCGCTCGCCCTGTCGGGGAACCACTGCTGCGCCATGCGCCGCGCCGCGTCTTTATCCTTTGGCAAGTTCATCGCCCGCTTCCACACGACCGGCGTCACCATGGTGTAGCGCGTGCGCGACAGCGCCACGGTCGTCGTGATCTGGCCAAACGCATAACCCAGCTTGAACGTGCTGGATACGCCCTGCTTTGGCATCGCCTGCTGCTTTTCAATCCAGATGTGATCTAACCGATCCACCGACGTGAGTATGTCCATCAGCGCCACGACGTCTACGCCGCCCTCGCTGTAGACGGGTAGGTCATGCACCTCCGACCAGTTTTCGCCGACCAGCGCCACGCCGCCCGTGCGGTAGCCGCAGTCTATGCCACACGTAACGATGCTCAATGCATGTCCTCCTTTTCGGGCGTGCTGTACGTCTCGAATATAATCCCCATAGTCATGGCAATCGCGTCCTGCACGTCGCAATCGTGCTGGCGCATATGGCCAACCACAGACTGCAGCGCAGCGCCCAGCGCGTACACCTTAGCGAGATCCGGCAGCTCGGTGCGCTCGGTGATCGCCAGCATGTCACGCATCAGCGCGTTTGCCTCTGACATCGTGTTGCTGGCAACCGCTGACATCTCTGCCTGCTGCTCCGGCGTCAGCGTGAAATCATCATCCACGCTGCACGTCCACACCATGCTCGTCGAGCAGGCGCAGTATCGCCATCTGCGTCAGCGACGCCATGCTTATGCGCTTCTCCTTGGACAAGTCACGCAGCGCCTCGAATACCTTGGCATCGATCCGCGATCCAAGTTGTTTCATCTCAGTGTTCATAATTACCTCCGTTGATCCGGCCACTATAACGCCGCGTTAACATAGTGCAAGGGCTAGAAGCGGAACTCTTCCTGAGTGCGCAGGCGGTACAGTTGCTGGCCCTCGATAAACGACGTCTTCACGATCGTGCGCCGCTCCCGCATGGTCTTCAGGCCAATGTCGATATGCACGGCGTCCTGCTCGATCATGCTGCACAAGTCGCCCACAGACAGCTCGTTGTGCCTTGACAGGCAGCGCTTAATCTCCTTGCGCAGCTTTTCCAGCGGCCACGGCTTATGGGCATATGCGTGCATGTCATCTCGGCCAATCAGCCTGCGCTTCATGCGCGCATTCTCGATGATCGCCAATTCTTTCCAGCGTTCCAGCGGTGTCATGTGTTCCGTCACAGCCGCTTCTCCAGCATCTCGCAGAGCGCCATGATCTCTTCGGCGCGCTGCTTGATCGTGAGGCGCTCTGGGCCACGCCCCGCGTCCATCCGCATGATGTCTGCCTTGCGCCGGATCGACATGACCAGCATCAGCCTCGTTGGCTGCGTCGGCGTGCTGCTGTCCTCGTCGATATGCGCGCCAACGCTGGCGCAGTCTTCCAGTTTTGATAGATCCCATTTAGCCATTGTTGCTCTCCTGTGTTGGCCGTGGCTGTGGTCTGACGTCGGGCCACGGGCGGCGGTAGTCTGCCTCGCCTCCCATCTCAACGCATTGCGGTTCAAAGATCCGCGCTAAGTCGTAGTATTTCGCAAACGCTTTGCACTCGTCTGCGGATGAAAAGACGGCGAACGCCATGAAGACGGGTTCTGCTAGGGTCATCACATCCACCCCATGCTGACAGCGCCGATCCAGCCCAGCACCGACGCAGCAATCGCTGCGGCGATGATGATGTCTTGCGTCCACTTGGTCATCACTCTTCCTCCTCATCATTGCGCCAGTCGAACTCGTCTTCGTCTTGGCATTCTGGGCAGCGCACCGTTTTCCACGCGTCGCTGTCCGGCGTGTTGACGAAACGCGGCAACTCGATGAAGCCGGTTCCGTCGCAAGTCGTGCAGATCATTTGTACACATCCGCGTTGATGCTCCACAGCACCAATGACGCGCGCTGCTGGCCTGCACGCTGGTTTACATGCGCACGGCATATCTCGCCGCGTGAGTGCATGTTGTCGAGGTGCTGCGAAAGCTTGCGCGTGTCCACGCCAACGACGTCAGCGATGTCTGCCGTTTCGCAATACGTCACCTCGTCGCTCTGCAGGAACGTAATGATCTTGCGCTGGACATCAGCCCAATCGACCGGCTTAGGCCCCTCGGTGGGCGCTTGTACGGCCTCTGCTGGCTCGCCAACTGCTCCGACGGGTATGGTCGGGGGGAATTCCATTTGTTGCCAAAGGCGATCACTGTCATTTATCCAAGTCGTCTTGGCATTCTGGTAAGTAGGCTTTGGCTCGCCAACTTCTGCGACGACAACCGTGTTGCCGTCTTCATCTTTGGCGAAGCGCTCACTGTCATCTAGCCCATAAGTAGCCGCCAGCACGTCACGCGCTGCGCGGCGCTCCTGCACATATGCGGCAACCCACGGCGTGCGCTCGCGCTGATCCTCGACAGCGTTCTGCACGATAATGCCAATGCAAATATCGTCTAGGTTTGCGTGGGCCTGCTTGAGCAGACGCGGCGATATGTGTACGCTCTCGCCGTTGTCGGTTCGCACGCCAAAGCCTGTGCCGCTGTCGGTGATGTGCGTGATTAAAAATTCATGTGTATTCGTAAGGTTCATTATGGTTTCTCCTGTTCGGTTTCGTGGCCGGTTTGGCGCACGGCTAGGCAGCGCCGCGCTGGCGCTGCTAAGCAATGCGTCAATAATCTTCTAAAACATATCTTCTGGATTAATATCATCAGCTACAACGCGAGGTGACATAATATCATCAAAAGCTTTAGCCGCTTCTTCGTAAGATGAATATATAATACCTTCGTCTTTAGCTTCGCTCCAAAAATCTGCTAAAGCTTCTTCATAATAGTTGTTCATTTCTTTCCTCCGTTGCTTATATTGTTAACATACAGTTACCACAGCACGGTGCAAGCAAAAAATGCACTCGACGAAAACTTTTTTTCGCCTCTATATAAAATCGTTTAAATGCAGTATGTTGCGCGCGTGGCCAACAGCATCAACGTCGGACGTGCTGGCGAGTTTCTCGTCGCAGCCGAGCTTGAGCAGCGCGGGATACGCTGCCATCGGGTAGACATGCAGGACGATGACCTATGGGTGAAGTCGGCCAATGGGGATCTTTTGACGATGCAGGTCAAGGCGACCCTTGAGCCACGCGGTGATCGCAAACGCAAGCCGTGCTACATGTTTACACGCGCCAACGGCGATGCGCAAATATTTGCGTATGTGGCCTTGGATATACGATTGTTTATACTGTGCGGCGCGCCGAGCGGCAAAACTGTACGCATAAAGCCCGCCGATTTTACGCGGCAGGCTATGGATGACAGCATTGAGGCCATGCTAGGTTAGACCATCAGCTCGAAATGTGGGGCGTCAATAAACGGTCGCCTGCCCTGACCACGACGCGTGTCGATGTAGTCGTTCATCGCGTCCTCCATCGTGCCATCCCACTGTGCTATATTTGGCACAGTCCACGCGGCACCCCACCTGATTGGCACATCCACCTCACGCGCAGCTTCTGCCATCGCGTCGGCTATATCGTCATACAGATTAAGCTCCCACGATCCACGCGGGCCAATATACGCCATGAGATCGACGGCAAGCCCGTCTATGTGTTTCGACTTCATCGTCTGCGACGCGCCGCTTTTCACAAGCTCGCGTTGTTCCTCGATGGTGCGTAGGCCGCAGATTACGCCGAAGTCGATCTTGGTTCTATGGATTGCGCTGGTGACGACAGACGCCATGCGCTCGTCCACGCCTGACAGCTTATCGCGGCTGCGTGCTGATAGTTTAAACGTCATTTCTTCAAGCCTTTCATTGTGCGGATGCCGAAGCTGGCGGCGATAGACGCATACATGCCCCACTGCACCCAGAGCGGCGTTGTCTCAAGATTAGCAAAACCCTCTGCCATTACGTCCTGCATGGACGGCACAAAATTCATGCACAATATGGCAACGAAAACTATTGTCCAAAGCTCATCTTTCCAGCTATCCTTACTGGCCTCGATGGCTGACTGCTCCCAATCCATCTCGCCGGTTGCCTGCTTCAGCTTGATCTCGGCATTGGCTTTCTGGATTGCCGTCTTGCCGTCGAGGTAGCTTGTCGCCAGCCCGCCGACTGCGCCTATAATCTGGCCAATCATTTCTCAGAACCCAGCCACACCGCAAAAGCACCTGTCATAGCGCCTGTGACGGTCGCTGTAAGCGCGGTAGCCTGCGTGCTGACCACATCCTGCGGCAAAGACATAAACCACTCTATGACGCGTATATACATGATCGTCATAACCAGCATCATCAGACGCGGCATGATCTTATATTCCAAAAGCTTTTCCATCTTACACCTCTATGTTGATGTTTGTGCCTTGCGGCCTGTCAGCAGTGGTCTTGGTGCCAAACCTATCATAAGCCTTGCCTAAGTCCAACTTCTGCTCTCTGAGCGCCTCCAGATGCGTATGGTTAGCCCTGTGTTGCTTAGCCACCATCTGCTCAGCCAGATGCGCTTCTATCCTCTCACGGCTTTGAGTTTGCTGGTGAATATCTGACTGCACATTAAACGGCGCAGATCCTATGCCTGATACACCGTCAGACATTTACCACCATCCTGCGCCTAAACCAGTCAGCCATGTGCCACCGACTAAAATAGCCGCCAACATAGAAAACAGTAATATCAACAGTAGTGTTTCAAAGAATGCAGCCTTGCGCTCCTGCTGGCGATAAAGCGTTTCCTCCCGCTCCTTCTTAATCTTGCGCCGTAGCTCCACCATTTCGCGCCAAGTGCCATAGCCAAACCTGTTATTCAGCATTTGCTGTAAGTCTTTTTCTTGCTCGGCCAGTTTCTTCTGGTGAATAATAATCTGCAACGCTTCCTGCTCTACAGATCCAGAAGCAAACAGTTTAGTAAAAATTGGCGGGTTCTTGCGTTGTTGCTCTGCTCTGCCAAGATCCGCAGCAAAACCATACCACTTGCCAAGCTGACCAGCCACATCCTCAAGCTCACGCCCCGCGTAAACCATCTTACGAACAAGGTTAAAAGCCTGCGTGGCCCCCGCAATGGCTGTGACAGGATCTATCATTTGGCATCTTTACCCACGTCGGCAAAACGTGGGCATCCACTATTATACTCCACCCTTATAACATATGGGTAGTGATACCAGAAGGATGGATATGGGCATCTGTATATACACGCCGTGTAAAGCTGCCCATATGCAAGCACGCCAACGGCTACGCTGGCGAGCGAGCAGATCACCGCTCCATCAGACGGTCTATTTTCTCCTCGATGCGATCAAAGCGCGCCACGATCTGCGCCATGACGGCTGTGCTGTCTACTTTGGTGACATAATCCTTCGCCATTTCTTCGCGGGTCTTGTTCAGCAGAATATTGAGGCGCTGCATCTCGTCCACAGCGCTCTTCAACACCCACCCGATCAGGCCCAATCCGGCAGTCAATGCCGCCGTCCAAAGCATGTCAGCGTCCATCAGTAAGACCCTTCCCAGACGCGCATCTTGGCGAACTCGCCTGACATCATCTTGCGCTTGACGACTTCCTTGGCCGCCTCTGTATCAGACCACGCCACACCGGCTTCTTTGAGCCACGCGCCAAGCACAGCGCCGTCTACGAAGCCCACAAGCCGGTTTTCGCCTGACATGCCTATGCCAGCGTCTTTCGCTGCCTGCGCGTCTCTCAGAGACTGGCTGACGTCATGACGTTGTTTGATGACCATGTGGTCATGCTCAAAGTCGATCTTTTCCGAAACCTTCGCCATGTCTTATTTCTTCTTGGCGCGTTTCGTTGGCGCGGGTGCAGGCGCTGGCTCAACATCGCCAAGCACTTTCAGTGCGTCTGGGCGAACGCGCATCAGCGTTTCAACTTCTGCGTTTGGCAGCTCGGCGTTATCGCCTTTGACCAGCTTGCCGATTGACGTGTGTACCTTATGGCCTACAACTAAAACTTTTTTCATGTCGATCCCTCGTTAAGCAGAAGGGGCGCAAATCGCCCCTTCTTTTATTATATTACGATGTGGTGTTGTCGTAAATCGCGCCGTTGGCTTTCTCGTTTTTCGAGCAAAGCGCCAGCTCTGTAGTCACCTGACGTGTGGTGTTGTCGCCATTTTTGGCCAAGGCAACATTCTTGGTTCCACGCAATACTGCGCATTCCCACATGTTGTCTTGCAGCACGAACACGTCACGGCTACGGTTTTCGCGTGACGGCATGAACTGTACCGTACCCCACGGTGTCACGTAGACCGCAAGCGACTTGACCACAGTCTCGTCACCGGCTTGCACCGCTGAACGCTGGTTGTTGTTACCAGTGAAGCCCAGAGCAACGTTCATCTGGAAGGCTGACAGATATACTGTATCTGGCTTGCCGCCTTCTTCCCAGATTGACTGCATAACGTCGTCAAACTTGGCCTGCGAGAATGCAGTTGGAGTGCCGTCGTCTGTACGGGCGTTTGTGCCGTCGCCGGTTGGGTTTGCACCAGCGTTACCAGATTGGAAGTTTACGTTTGTAATCAACCATGATGGTACACCACCAGTTTTACGCGCAGCGACATTGGAGCCTACTACGTTACCTTGGTTGGCAAACAACGCCTTTTCGATGTCAAGCTTCTGCTCTTTAGCGATAAGCAATGTTTGGTACGCGAGTTCCTTCGCGCGGCCTGCATTGTCTACTGCTTCATCGGTGTCTGACACGACCACAGCGTTTTTAAATATCTGTGTGCGTGCGCCGAGGCGTACAGTTGGAGTGACGGCATCAGCAGTTGTTGCGTCGCCTTCAATGTGAGCGTTTACGGCAGATGCGCGCAACGCTTGTGTTTGCCATTCAACCAGAGTGTTCTTGGCTTTTGTTTTAGCAGACTTGCTGTAAAACGGTGTTTCAGATGGATCTACATTGTAGATCATGTCGGATAAATCTTCACGGATTCCCACGGAATCATATGTGTCGAAGAGATTTGCTGGCTGGGCCATTGTCGTTTCCTTTCAAGGAGTTAGCTTTTTAACATCAAGCTCAATGCGTCTTCGATTGAGCCTGTCTTCTGCAAGCGCTGTTGCGCTTTTTTACGGGTAGCAGCCTGTCCGTCTGGGCGTTTCTTTGCACCAGCTTTGACAACGGGTCGAACGCCATCAGCTTTTGACTGTGACTTCTTCTTGTTGGCAATTAGTTGGCGATATTTACGCGCGTCATTTAACGCCCGCACATATCTCGCATCAGTGACACTAGCCATTTCCTCTGGCGTGAAGCCATAGTGAACACCTGTGTCAATGATACCCGCCTTCAGCTTTTCGCCTTTTTCGGGATCTGCGATTTCGGGGATATACTGTTTCAACACTTCCGCTTGCTCTGCAAGGTAGGCTTGTTTGGCCGCTTGCTGTTGCTGCGCTTGTTGCTGATGCATTCCCCTCAACTGGACTAATTGCTGGTCGTGCGCAGCCTTTGCCTCGTCATATGTAAGCTTCGCTTCCATGTATCCAATCGGATCTTGGTCGAAAAGCTCTTTCGACGGTGGGGTTGGGGCTTGCAGACCACCTTGCTGGGCTTTTTGATACATAGCCAAGACTTGTTGCTGCTGTTGGGCCAATGCTTGAGACTGCTCCTTGTATTTCTTTTCCAAGGCAGCATTTTCTTGCATTTTTTGATTGATGTAACCCTGACCCGCCGCAGATTGCTTTAACTGATCCAGTGTCCAACGCTCTTCTTTGCCGTTAATTTTAACGGGGATGAGATTGGTGTCTTCAGCCGCCTCTACTAGGTCGTCGTCATCAATTTGGTCATCTTCGACATATTCTGCGTCTTCTATGTCTTCGCCGGATGCCTCGACGTCATCATTGCTCTCGGCAATATCTTCAACCGCTTCGCTCTCAACGTCTTGAGTTGGCGCTTCAGCTGCTTCCACTGCTTCGCTTTGATTTTCTTCACTTGGCTCTGGGGCCAACATTGCCTCTACGGCATTATCTAGGCTAGTCGCTTCCACGGTGCTAGTTCCTTCGTTTGCGATCTAAAATGACCTCTGCTGCAATCGCAGCGTCGAGTGCGTCATCGATCTTGTTTAACGCACGCAGTATTGCGTGCGCCTCCTCGCGCATCTCTATGTCAGAGGCTGCGCTGTTAGCGAAGATGCGCATTTGCTCTCCGCGAACGTCGTCCACGAACGTCTGAAACGCCGTGTCATTCTTTAGCCGCTTTGCGTCGTCGGCTTGTATGCGTATGTCTGCGCTCATTGAGGCGTACCCTGAGCCATGCCGCCGATCATGCGCATTTTATCCTGCTCGGCCTTGATGCGCGCCACGTCTACCGCAGTGCCGTATTGGCCATATACCTTAGCCGCGTCCACCATGAGATCCTGAGCCATCTGGTCGCGCTTCAAATCATCATCTGCGGCTGCTTTTTGCGCCTCAAGTTGCAGTTTCATCATATCGGTCTGCGCTTTGGTTTGCGCTTTCATTTGCTCAGCCTGCAGGAATGCGGCGTTTGGATCTTGCGCCTGCCCCTGCTGCGCCATCTGCGCCTGCTGTTGCTGCTGCAACTGTAGCATCTGCATCTCGATTTCCGGCGTAATCGGCGCGAAATAACGGTCGGCATTGCGCACCCCTGACAGTGCAAGACTGTCGGCCAGCGTGTTGCGTATGTTGGTCAAGCTCACCAAGCCGTTCATCGGGCCATATTGCTGGTAAACCATCTGCTGCATCTGCAACGCCTGCTGCAATGCCATCTGCTTCTCTTCTTCGCGGCCAGTGCCAAGCCCGACGTTGATGCTAATGTCCATAGACGTATCCCAGACACGCGGATCGATAGGGATGTACTGCCCGTTCATCCGCATCATGACCTGTTCGTCCATATTCTTATTCATTAGGCGCAGCATGATGCCAAACAGGTCACGCAGGCCGTCGGCCAAGTTGCGCACCATCACCTCTGTTTGGCCCGCAGCAGCTTGCACAGACGCCTGAACGGCTGCCTTGGTGGTAGACTGCAGTGCGTCAGGATTAAGCCCCACAGAGGCGCTTGTAACGCCCGTTTTCTGCTCGGTAAGCTGATCCATATATGCCAGCGCAGATAGCGTCTGACCGGCAACAAATGGCACGCTCAGATCCTGCACAGATCCGGCTTGGCGCATTCTAACAAGTGAGCCAATCTCGTTGTTCAGCACATCGTCGATATTTACTGCGCCGTCTACAATCCCAATGCGCGGATTGTTGGTCATCGCCACGTTATCTAAGATGCCACGCAGAATAGACGTCGCGGCGTCCTGATCGTTTTCCACCAGCTCGGCTAAGCTGTGGCCGTACCAGCTATGCGGCTCTGGGTCGATCTCAAACTTGGCAAACGGGATCTCGTCGCACGGCATGAAGTCTAGCAGCTCGTATGATGTGCCGCCGCAGAGAAACTTATACAGCACCGGCACGCCGGTTCCGTCCACATCCATACGCATGTAGGCTTCTGTGATACCCACCAGCTTCATGGCTGGGTCTAGCTCGTCTTCGTCAGACAAGTCTTCCTCGTATCCTTGGCGCTCAAGCACCTCTGCGCCAGACATATCGTTTGTGCCGTCAAATGGCGTCAGGTTGGATATGACCTCGAAGTCGAAGCCCATTTCGACCAGATCGCCCACGCGCATGTCTGTGCGGTGCGCCACGACATATGCGTCATCGAACGACCGGCAGTCGCGGTTGACGAAGAACTCTTCTGGCGGGATGCTTTCGATACGCAGCTCGCCTTTCATTTCCGTGCGGCTAATCTTGACCGAATGGACAGGAAGCTCGATCTGCATGCCCATCTCGTCCATCTCGATGGACATTTCCATCGTATGCTCGATCACTTCCACGTCATCTTCTTGGATCAGGAACGTGTATTCGTCATCAGACAGGTCGGTGTAGGTGTATATCTCGGCCACGGGGTAGTCGTGCCAATACGCCTTCACGATGCCCTGCTTCTTCACCATAGCGTCTTGGAAGGCGTCGTTTAGCACGCGGTAGCCGTTCAAACGCGTAAACTCGTGCTGGATGTAGCTGGTGGCCTGCTCGGCCAAGGCAACGTCTTCTGGGCCTTTCGGGATAAACTCTACCGGCCTCGCGGTGGACATGAAGATCCGCATCAGGCTTGGCTTCACAGAGCGTACGGTATCCCGTACTTTTGTTGACACAACCTTGCTGCGCCCGTCTTCGTGGCCAATATCAACCTCGCCGTCGTAGTAGCGTTGCGACTTGATGCGGTCTTCGCTGATCTCGCTTTCAACGAAATCAACGGCCTCGCTGATCGCATTCTGAACAATGCTTTCTATCTCGCGGCGATCTTTTGGTTGTGGTTGCATGTTATTCTCCGCGTGTTGCGCCAAAAGTGGTCAGGCCGAAAGTGGTCAAGGCGTCAAACACTTGCTGCGCCCGTGTTGGGTCTTGAAGCCGTTTAGCCTCTTGTAACAGAACAGGCACCAGTCTGTCACGATCTGCGCCTTGCATCGACAATAATTCACCAATCTCGCGGTTTAGGTTTGATCGCTTTGCTCCGTAAAGCACCTCGTCGATCATGCGGTTCACAGGGTCAGCGAACATCCCCTGATAAGCGCGCGCAATCGGTGACGGTTTACGCATACTGTCCGGCTCTCTGATGTCGGCCAAGCTTTCTGCAGCTTCCTCTCGGAACGCAGTCTGCGATCCGGCCAGAATATCGCCACGCGTTCCAGAAAACTCTTTTTCGGCAAACAGCCTCTGCGTGACTGCATCCGCGTCAGGCTTACCAAGTAGAAGCTGCAACTTCTCGCGGTTCCAAGACTTGTCAAATTGCTGCCACGCAGACGCCGCATCGCTTCTTGATGTACCCATAAGGGCGGCAATATATTCTCTCGCGCCCTTCACATATGCGTCACGCTCAAGCGGTTTCATTTTATCAAGCATCGCCTTCAAGTCTTCTGGCGAAAGCGCGGATGTCGGGCCACCGGCAAACACAGTGCGGCCATTATCTACCGCACGCTCGATCTGTGAGCTTTCGGCGTATCCAGCGCGCGCTGTAGCGTAGTTTGGTATTTCATCAAGACGCCTGTCCATATCATCTAATATGGGCATCAACTGCCTTACCTTATTATTTTGCCCAGCTATTCTAGCAGACGTAATCGCGTCACCCAAGGCGCTGCGGGCGTTGTGCAGCTTAGATGCCGAAACCGGCCCCTCCTTACCCAGATCACGCAAAACGGCGTTTAAACCGCTTCTGACGTTAGCTGCTGCATCGT